CCGTTAACGGGGAGAAAATCTCTCAACCGAGAGAAAGAACCTGTTATTGCCAAGGTCCTAAATCATACCATCCGTGTGTATGAATTCGTGCGACTTTGGGTCTCGTCATATCTCTAAGATTGTGAAATCCAAGAGAAGGCGATTCAGAGTATCTAGCGTCGAAAAGATCGAGACTGCGTTTGATCCTTAAGGGATCTTTCGCAGTGACAGCAGAAATAAATTCTGCGTCTTCTCTTTCATTTTCGTCATTCGACCTCGGTTCACCGATAGCCGATAGTAAAGCGGTATAACCCGCATGACCATCTATCATCCTCCTTTTAACAGGAGAACGTACGAGGGCCTTGAAGAAGAAACCCTCCCAGCCACGCTCTCGACGAGCGAGGCTAGGGGTTGCCTCATCAAAGTTACCTATAAGTCCGACATCTCCGAAGCCTTCGGGAACGAAGTTCCTTCCGGCTTTTGGGATGTAGGACAGGATGGCTTTCCAGGTGCGAAGAATACGATCGTCACAACCGTTGTTAAAACGGCGGCGATGAGCGTACCTACGTAAGCTGTTAGCCAAGCGGTAGAGACTCTCGACATTTGATATATCTTCCTTAAGGAAGATCGGCCTGACGTTTATCCCAAGAAAGAAATCTTGTCCGCAGCTTTCCCGAAAAGGTCCAGAAGAGAAACTCTTCTTCACATTTAAGGTAAAGCCGCAAAAAACAAGAATCCTTGCTACCGTATCAAAAGATGACGAAGGGACGATAATATCGTCACCATAGACACCGATTGTACGTCCTCGATCTTCTAGTTCAAGGACCGCATCACTAAGAGCCCAAAAGATTAAACTTTCGAGCTCAAAGGTGTAAGCGTTGCCCATTGAACTAAACTTTTCATAGTAGAACCAGGAGTCGTCAAGACGTCCTAGCCTACTACGAATCTGTTCGAGGAGACCAAACCACGGACTAGGAAGGAGTTCGCGAACAAGTTCGAAAGAAATTGTATCGCTTGCTCCGGACAAGTCAATGGTAGCGAGTTCACCAGTAAGTGAACCGTGGCGAGCAAGTCGCTGATTGCGTGTCTGATCACTCAGGTCCACGCCAGCAACCGTGCGAAGACGCCTGCGTAAGTACTTGCCGAAACCCTTCTGTAAATATGAATTTACATGGGGCTCTTTAGCAATTACGCGGTGTGTTTTCGCATTCTTGGGAACGAACACGACCTCATTGCCTTTTACCACATTGAAAGCTTCCCTAGTAAGGGAAACCTCAACGCTCGGGAAAGCATCAGTTTGAAGCTGACAATTTACCCAGGCGGGGGTGCTGTTTACACAGCATTGGCCCATGATGAGGGAGTTTTCAGTGACGTCAAGTCTCTGAGAGAACTTGACGTAGGCGGAGGTAAGGTGACCGCGGGACACGGAAGTCGCGCCGGGACCCCACCCGAACAAACCAGCGATTTCGTCAAGATCAGGAGAACCTAAGACACGAGAAATTTTTCGTTTAGCGAGATTCAAAACGTCTCGCTCAAACGGGTCCCATAAAGATGGGTCCTCTCGAAGTCTTCGGAATTTCTGATTTGTTGACTTACACTGGATCTCCCATGACTCAAATGACTGACGAGCAACAGCTTCAGGTTGAAGATCCAAATGTTTAAAGTTTGGAAACTTCGACAAGAATTTGACGACAAGATAGTCGTCTGCAAATTGCTCAGCAGTTAAATAATCAAGAGGATTTGCATCCATAGTAACAAGCTGCTCATACTCTTTCTCGCGAAGGAGTATAAACGCAGCGAGTGCCTTAGGAGTGCCAATACTCTCGAAAAGACTCATGGAAATCGCCTCAAGACGCTTTTCAGCGTCAGCCTTGGACACGTGTTTTATCATCGCGTCTAGGTTATGCTTATGCATAAGATACCTTTCAATTATTTGAGAGGAACGGCATGTCGTCAGCCCGATCTAATTAATAGATCAGGTCGAGGTCATGCACCTGGGACGTGACGATGGCTTCGGCCAACAGATCGCGCATCTGCGCCAAGAGGTCTTTACGCTCTTGGAGAGACATGCGGTCTGGAAGCACGAATTCAACATTCACCAACGGGGTATAAGCCACCGTAGGTGCCGGTTGAATGCCCGTGGCAGTCGATGGCGATGTTTGCTCGAGAACGGGGGTCGCGAGCTTCCAGACGATTTTAGTCGTCTTGGCTTTCGCGTTCGCCAGTCTCTGCACCAAGGACAGTTGACCTTGACCGACGAAGATAGCTTGGTTGCTATCACGCCAGGCGAGGAGCTCTTGCCCATTTTGCGAAGTGACTGGTTTGAACACGTGGTTGACGGGTGTGCCTGCGGCATCCGTCAGAGTAATGTTACCGCGAGCGGCCATTACATACTCCTTCTGAAGTACTACCGATAGGAGAAATTCCTACCGGTGCTTCTCCCTTGGGAATCACCCGAGAGAAAAAGACTTTGGAGCAGTGCGATGCCAGAAGCGGCATGCGAAAAGCTCCGAGGGTCCTTAAACTGCGGCCATCCAAATGTGGGAAAAGAAGTTAAAACAGTGCGGGCTATGCCAACATTGAGAAACTCCGCTTTCACATCAGATGACAACACAGTGTAAGTCACCCCGCCGGAACTATATGCGTTTCCTGCATTCACCGTACCCTGATGAAGGTACACATGGCGAATGCTTTTCACTCCTCGACGGAATGAAAGTCCTTGGTAAGCAGTCAAGTTTTCAAGAGCGGAACCGATAGGTAAAAACCAGTCGGCCACAAAAGAAAACGGGACAAGCTCCCAAGCTACAGCCAGAGGGTTATTAAGCCCAAAGACTGTTGTAGGATCCGCAACGCTGTTTGGAATACTATACTCCACAATGTGTTCGCAATACATCCGGGAAGAGACAACGTGATCGTAGCGTATCTGATTGATAAACTGCGAAAAACGCGACTGTTTCTCGGTAGTAGCGCGGCCACGAGCGATTCTGACACAATTTTGAGTCTCAACCATAATTTTGGCTAAGGCTTCAGCATGTTCAAAAACGTCACGGAGTAAAGGCTTCCATCCATACGTGTACTCGAGCCACGTCTTGGACATGAAAGTCGAAAATCTCGTTTCATGCTCATAACGTTGAGGTAACGGAACTTTTGGAGGAATCCAAGTATTCCCATTGAACTTACCACCCAAAGTGGATGTTAACTTCTTTTGGAATTTTGAAATCTTCTTCTGAGTAACCGTAATCCCCAAAGCAGATGTGAACTCCCCGAGTCTACCCTTCTTTAACGCCTTTAAGGAGTTATAGATCCTCGACGCAGTATGCGCGAGGTGGGCAGCGGTCTTATTGGCTTCCGCAAGCGCAACGCCACTTTGGGCGACGCCTTGCTTGCATTGCTCAATAAGTTTACTGATGGACTTTTGGCTTGGATCATCAGCCTCGGTTGTCGGCCACGAGATTCTCGAAACATTCAAACCGAGAAAAGCCCCATTCGCGGTATACGTTGAAACATCGTAGCCAGTGGACGTCTGGGCCTTCTGAACGAAGGTGCCATTCGAATCATTTAACCACTTTGTTTCTTTCGAATACGCGCGAAAAGGAAGATTCCTCTTCTTTATGCGACGAAAACCGGGTGTCGTAGTCGACGCTACCTGATAGTAATCCTGAAACCCAGTTGCAGAACCGAGTGCAATCGGACCCCCCGATGAAGGGGAGCCTACATTAGGATAGTGCACATAAGTGTACGAAGCTGATGCAGGGACGATGACATTTCGATTAGGCGCGGGCATAGTACTCCTAGGAGGCAGTTAGATCGGTACCATCCGATCTTGAAGAATCCCTTTAAAGTATGGGATCTTCGTCTGAGGAGAAAGAGTTAATCAGTTGGAGCCATTTCATCGCGTCGTATAAATACGTAGCGAAGTACTCTGAATCGAACTGAGAAATTTCCTTCTCCCACATAGAAGAGAGTTTTTGAAAACCCTCTTTATGCGTAGCAAGAACGAGCTCATTAAAGAACCGTTCCAGCGAAGTCCAGGACTCTTCGGAACCTGCAAGCAGGTTCCACTGAGAAGAGGACACGAATCGAATAGACCCGCCAACCTTGAATCGAAATTCAATATTGGTGAATCTACCAGATCCGATAAAAGCAGAAACGGTAATTTTCATGATATCATCCTTGTACGGACGGAGTTCCCAGAAATTTGG